CCCCTGTGCGGCGGCTTCTATTATTCTCAATGCTCTACTTTTGTCCTTTACATCATCCAACATCTGAGCATATTCATAACCTCCTTTGATAGCCTTTGAAAGTCCTGAAAAGAAATTAGTCCAGTCACCGGTTGCGATAGTTTGCCAAAAGAAATTTAAACCAGTTTTCATTCCTGCAACCGAAAATTCAAAAGCATCAGCCATTGCGTGAGTACTATTCTTTACTGCCATAAAAGCCGCACCAACTCCGACCGCTGCAATACCAGCTGCGCCAATCAAACCAGCAAAACCAATACTTGAAACTGATTTAACACTTTCGCCCATCGAAATAATACTACCAGCCGCCTGTCCTATTGGTCCAGGCAAACCAGAAAGAGCACTTTTGTAGTTTCCTACGTTTCGCTGGTGCCTGTTGGTTGCTTCCTCTGCTTTACCAATAGCCTTACTGAGGTTGTTTATTTCGTCCGTCTGCTTTTTAGTTGGCGCGCCAAGCTTATCATAAGCTGCCGTTAATTCAATTAACCGTTGCCGCATACGAACCAACGAACCCTCTTCTGCCCCGGCTGCCTTCACTGCATCGTTGACCGCTTTGGTCTTTTCCTGAATAGCGATCTTATTGGCGATAATGGTTTTCATCCGGTCATCTTCCAGTTGCTTTAACTTCGCTTCTTGTCCGGCTAATTGCTTATCGAGTGCATCGAGTTTCTCGGTTGCTGCGGCGGTTGCGTTTTGTGCGTTGGTTAAGTTGTTTTGAGAAGTGGTTGCGTCTTTTATTACAGCATTCCCGTCACTAATACTTTTAATAACCTTCATATAGCCGTCCACAATCTTATTAATAGACCCGTCCAGCGAGGTTAACCCTTTGTTAATTAGCTCTATTTGAGCGATCTCGTTACTATTCGCCATTGTCTTGATTATTAGATTGTTTACTTTGCGCCTCCGCTGTTTTCTTCATTCCAACCCACGTGATGAGTAACATGCTTTCGTTAGGCTGCAAATTAAAATAGTGGAATACCGAATTTAAAACCTCAACAATTGAATGACTTTCGCCATCCTCTTCCAATTGTTCCGGGAACATCTCATTATATTTATCAATTTTATGCTGAATGTAATCGAATAACGTTTGAACATCTTCTGGAGCCTCAATGTCAATATCTGTAATTCGTTTTACTTCAGATAACACCTCCTCCAATAGCGGTGATTCTTTGAAGTCCTTTTCCAGAATAATCTTCCAGGCAATGATACGTGGCTTTAATCCTATCTCGATTTGAACGGCTTTGAATAGTGCCTGTAATAGTTGGATCCTGCGATAACTTAGCAGCTTTTCAAAGTCATCTGAAATATCTGTAATCTTTTCGCCTCCGATTGCATCGAATATATCTTTTGCCAGCTTCTCTAATTCTTTGCGACATAGAAACAACGGTATGAACCAATACTTTTTCAGGACATTGGCCGACTTTGTGGCATCCAAAAGGATCACATCGCGCAAAATAATCTCATGATATGGTTTGAGAAAGTTCATTGAAATACTGTTTTCATGTAATCATTTACAATTGCACCGTCATTCACTTCGCGGGCTTTCGGTTGTGCTTCCGGGCCTACCCCAAATATGCTCTTCTCATATCCGTAATTCTTTTCCAGGTACCCGCTTTTGTAATCTTTTGAGCTGATGAAATATTCTTTTTCGGACGGTACAAACATTTGCATCCCGTTTTGAAAGTCCCCGTTCACCAATAGATTAGGCTTGCTTTTGCCTGTTCGTTTTGCATACGGCTTTGTCAGATATTCGGATTTTGTACTTCGATGAATCAGCGGGTTATCCTGAGCGCCTTTTGAATTAAGCATCTGCACACGGTTCATATTGACCATCTCTTTTGAATGCGATTCAATCACCCGGATAACGTTATCTTTGAACGCTGCCATGTACTGATTGCTTTTTTTCTGTATGTCAAGGATTCTACTCATAATATAAAAAAAGGGTTACAATCTCTCGTAACCCCTATTTTGTTTAAGCGTCTCCGCTCGGTTTGACCTTATCAGGTTTGACTTTTTCAGGAATAACCACTCCGAGGGCTTTCGCAACATCTTCAGGTGATTCCGTGCAATGACCTTTTAATGAAGATTTATAGAAACTGAGAAAATCTTCCCAGATCCATTCATTCCATTTATTGTCATCCCTTACGTGTACTTTGCCGAACTGTGCCATTATACCGGGATATTAAGCACGTTAGTAAGATAAACAACGGCACCGGCAGTGATTTTCACACCCTGGATTTCGAAGTCGTTTGTCATCGTTGGAGTGGTGTTCAATACCGTCAAGGTATAAATACCCAAATTAGCAGACGTTGCGCTAACGGTCGTAACAGCCCCGCCAGTGTCTCCACTGATTGAAACAACTTCCCATTCAGCCGTGGTTGTTAATCCTGCATAAGGCAGACCTGTAGCCCTGTGAGTGGCTTTAACCACAACAGTACCGCCCGAACTTTCATAGGCGGTAACGACTTCCAGATTTAAACCAACCGGAACAACAGCTTCCAGTTCTTTGCGAGTGAAGGCAGGAGTAACAATCTGAGCGGCCTTCATTTGATCTACATCGTCAAACATTACCGTCAATTCGCTGTATTTAGCCTTTTCTGCTCCGCCAGCTTTGGGAAGGTCGAAATTTGTGATAATCAAACGGCCACAGAATCCAATCATTAACCCGGTAGAAGTCAGCGGGAAGATCAATTTACCATCCTGCAAAACAGGGATAAAATCAAACTCCTGTCCATCGGCTGCGAACCATGTTTGATAATCAGCATACGAAAGGTGACCATAAGCGATGAATTGAGGTGGAAAGTCTTTCGTCTTTTCCTCAAAACCAGTGTTAGCGGTGACCATTTCAGCCGCCTTTGTCTTAGACTCGAATCCACGTGCAATGTCGATATAAGTTGCCTTAATCGCTGCGGTAGTGGCCGGAGCTATCAACCCCGTCCATCCTGCCAGCGTCTTAGCGACCGCTACGGTTTGAGTGGTGTTCTTGGTAAGGATAATCAAGCCTTTCACGTCCTGAAGGAGTGCCTTGCTTAACCCATTACCTGAATACTTGAGTGTTGTCATAATGTATTTGTGTAAATTGTTTGTAGATTGAATCTAAATAAATAATGAGGCGACATATCCGCAATAGCCGATTCACTCCAATAACCTGAAAAACCGGTTGATCCGGTAACCAGTCCCTTAATTTCAAATTGACTTTGCATCAAAAGATCCTTAACGTCTTGGTGAACTTGTTCCGTTGCGTCCTGTCTTACGAGTGCAGGGTACAACTTTTGAAGGTTGACCATAACGCAAAGCCAGACATCAGCGGTACAAATATCGGCTATCATTGGGATTGAGGGTTGAACATCAAAAAAGCATTGAGCATCTTTTGAACTATCCTTCAGAACTTCGATGTATTTATTTGGAGTTACCCAAATTTCAGGGCTGATTTTACCGTTGCGTTCATTTCTGAACACACGGCCATAAAAGCTCCGTACGTTGGAAGTCCACAGATAAGTTGTAAAATCTGCTACCAGTGCGTCTATTGATATGTCAATCCCTTTACTCATATCGAACCGATTGAATAATTATCATCCTCGTTAACCGTGAATGCCTGATCCCTGTACCCCAGCCTTATCAGCGTAGTTTTCATTTGCTTATAAGCCGAAGCCAGTCTTTTGATCACTGTGTCACCTTCGTAGCTCTTCAATTCAAATATGAGATTTTCAGTATTCAGGTTACGCTCCCGTGCGCATATCTGAGCGTCCGGATTGTAACACATCATACTAATCATATCATATTCAAACTGTTTCTGAATACATTCAGCGAACTGAGCAAGGTGTTGTTTGATAAAGTTGGTGAGTGAGTAGCTAACTGTAAAATTCAGGTTGATCCCGTAATTCTTATCATAGACCAATTGACTGTCAATGTCGGTCAAATCAGCGATGGCACTAAATTCAATCGGGGTGATATTTGCATATCTAAACATCCCGTTAGTGAAAATAGTGTTCTTACCGATTGCCCGGCCTATCAGTTCGTCTTGATCATAGAAAAGGAACCACGGACCAGAATTGGCTGTTATCTCAATGGAAGTGGTCAAATCCTTCCATTCAAAGAATCCAGCTTGCGTGGTTAAGTCAAATGAAGTTACCAGCGTGTTTTGATTGTACAGATAAAAGGTAATAGTCTCAATTCCTTCGAAGTGTAAGCCTAATTGATTGATGATAAAAAGTAAGTGGTCGGATGAGATCGGATTAATCCTAAACCCGACCAACTTACCTGTGTTTTCAATCAAATCATCTGCGTTATCAGCAATCCGGTACATCGCAACGTTATCTTCAATAAAGTTAGGCTGTATCAAATTACTCATCACAACTTCGATGGAACTTCTGATTTTATCCTTCAGAATAAGCGACAGTAGCGTGGTTTCAGTCCAGTAAGCGGTGTTCACTGCATGGTTCAAGTTGCCTGAAGCGATGGAAATGTAATATTTACCTCCGCTTGAAACAATGTCCGACAAGCTGAATGTACTGTTGTAGTTGCCGTATGTAGTTCCGGCAGAATAAGCCGTAATAACATACCCCGAAAGAGCAGGAAGAAACGCCTCAACGTTTTCGATATTAATCACAGGGTGAACTCCTGAATTAAAGTATCGGTTTGATTTTGAAACTCCCGTCAGTTCAGGTGCAAATACAAGTGTTGTACTGTTCAAAGATGATTTGAACGTTATCAACTTGTCGCTGAAAAACTTCGCATTTATGTCGCTTAAATTGTACATTACGATCCCTGTAAGATTGTTTCAGTAGCTGCGCCAGTGAAATCATTTGTATCCAAAACAACAGGGATAAAGTTATCCGCTGCGGCCTCAGTCCAACAATAAGCAGCCGATTTAACACTTGCAGCACCTCCGCCGGTTATTCCTTCATGCTTAATTCTGCAATTAGAGAAGAAATAGTGAGCGGCTACATCGGGAGTGGCAGCGATAACCATTATTTCATCAATAGAAATATTATTGAAAGTAAAGCGGTCATCTGCAACAGCTGGAGTAATGGCAATAGAATCAAATCCCTGACCCTGTCCATTTACATAAAATCGAATTGCTCCGGTTCCAGTATTTACGATTGAAACAGCTTTGCCAGCAGCGTTATCCAGAAAATTTGCAGTACCATTAACATAAACAATAGTCTTTTGAGTTGAAGACCCATTGACGATCTTTAATGCTATTTTACCAGAACCACCTTTTGTTTCAATTCCACCGCCAATAGTGTATTCAAATGTACCGGTAGCCAAAGCTGTATTGATTTTGATAGCTTCGTCTGCGGCTGCAATACCATTGATTACGACAATACCTTCACCAATTAACCCACCTCCATCAGCGGCAACAAGAATGCCTAAACTTTTGGTAAGGTTGTATGTTCCCGGTGCAAGGTAAATGAATTGCCCAGCTGTTTGAGCCGCAACAGCGGCCTCTAATTCTGCTACATTAGTAACATTTACTTTTTTAGCCGAAGTATTCGCGCTTGTTACGCTCCCCTCTGTGAAGACCCTACTTTGAGTGCCATCACTGTTTACTTTTACATAATCTGCCATGACTTTAAGTATTAAGTGGTTGCACCAGTTACTTTAACGATGTCCGTTAAGACATTTACGAGGTCTGAATGGTAATTAGTCACCAAAAAGAACTTATCCAAAAATCCCCACTCTTCCATTGAGGTCATTTTCAAATGTGCGGTAGTGTCACCAAGAGAGGAAGCGTCAACGGCTTCGCGGTTATGATAGACATTTAAGCGTTCACCGATGTAAGGTGCAGGCGTGTCCATGATACCCCAAACTTTGGAGTCAACGGTAGTACCCATGCGGAAGTCGAAAGGATAATTTTGAACTGATCCGATAGCTCCGTTAAGCATCAAATATGCCTTGAACTGGAATGATTCAGGCGCAATGTTCAGCGTCTCAAAGAATTTAGGAAGCTGGTTCTGAATGAATGCAAGGTTCTTATCGTTCGATGCAGCATACTTGTAAATTTCATTCAATGCCAAGTTAAAACCACCTTCATTAACAACCATGTTGTATTCTCCGGCCATTTTTGCGATCCGCATCAACGTTTTGAGATTAGCAAACATAGTATCTTTTTGAGCTGCTTTGGTAACGGTTACCGTGTCCAGTGAGGCGTCAAAAGTAAACACTCCATCACCTCCGTTAATCTGGTTTACTGCCAGTGCCACCTGGTTGCGGTTCGTGTTTAAAAGGGTTGCAATCAACACCTCTTTAGCCGAAGCCATTGCCATGAAAACCTCATCGTATTTATTGGCCAGATAGTCAGCCATTGCGATGGTGTTGTTTTGGAACCATGCAGGATAAATCTGGAAACCAGAAAAAATACTGATCGAGGTCAACGTCTTTTGTTCAGAAGTTGACAAGTGAGCAGGAATAGTAAAGCTCTCGGTTGAGGTCGTTGTAATAACGCTCTCTTTGAGGCCAGTGTATTCTGTTGTACGTCCTTCAACCTGCTGAAGGTGTGCCTTGAGCGTAGGGGTTAAAACCTTATTGAAAGGTGTGTTGTATTTCAAACACTCAATAAGCCCGTACCTTTGGCTTAGTAGCTCGGTTTGCGTCTTTTTGTCTTGATACGCTAATAGGGCCGAAAAGTCAATTAAACGATCTGCCATAATGTTAAAAATTAAATGATTAATAAATGCGTACCAAATTAGTCTGTTAATCAGAGTACATTGTTTTCCTTACACAATAATTTAAACCGGTCTGCATAGCGAAAATCTAACTGGTCGATCTGTTCAACCGTCTTAATGAACTCCCGTACTATCTGCTGGCCGGCTGCCTTTGATATATTCCCAGGTATGGTCAAAGCTGTGGTTTTCTTTTGTCCACCACCGCCTGCACCACCGGAAGCCTGATCTATCAGGATCAAATCTTTTAACTCTTCATCTGCCTTCAAAAGGTCAGAGATGAGATATTTTTGATAATCTTTTGTACCGATGAGATTATCGTTTTCATCGTATGACAGCTCATAAGTCTTTTTAATCCTGTCAATTGCGTTTTGTTGCTTTGCCTTCAGCTCGAACTGGTTAACTGAATCGTCAAACTTCGGCATAGCCTGTGAAATGGAGTGGTTGAATTTGAAAGTCTTGTAAGTTGTCTCCAATCCTTCGTATTTAGTTTTCCATTCAGTTTCTTTGGCTGTCAGTAACTCAGGGATCTTTGCCAGTTCTGCCTTTGCGTTCTGAAGTTCTATCTTCAACGTCTCATCACCTTTGTGATTTGCAAACTTTTCTTCTGCCAGACGGACCTTTTCTTCAGCGGCTGCGAGTTTTGTTTTCGATTGTTCAGGTAACCACTCGGTACCAAGACGGGCAAAATAATCTGAATACTTTTCGCCTTCAGCTTTTTGAATACCAGTTTGTTCTGCCAGCTTTTGAGCAGCTCCATTGAAAATTCCATCAGCGTTTTTATTCGCCAATGCTTTCAATTCGGTTTCTTTGGTCGTGTAGGTTGTCTCAATTGCCTGAATCTGTTCAGGTGTTAACCCTACTTTTAAATCTTCTGTGAGTAACATAGTCTGTTATGTTTAAATTATGTTTAATTACAAATAATAGTATTCTCTCTGTGGTTCCTTTTGTGCAAAATCAAAGCAGGAAGACTCCTTCTTGCGGTAACAACTCCCGCCCCAACCTTAGTTGATGCCGGAAAATACTGAGGGTGTCTTGCTACACCCCTATTTTCTGAGTGTTTTTTTATTCCAGACCTTAGCCCCCTCAAAAAAGAACTGATTTTACCGATAGATTTTTTCGTTGCCATTTGATTTTTCATGCTTTTTCTTTTTTAGCGTTTGCGATCAAATCTTTCAGAATGTCGGTCTTAATATTTCGGGACGGCTTTAATCCCAGCTCTGTAGCCTCTTCAAAAAGGTGTACCCGATCTTCTTTTAACTGAGTTACAATCTCTTTTTCGACAATCACAGGATTGTTTACCTTTTCAGTCAGCGAAGCAATCTGCTCTTTCAATAGTTCAATCTCAGTCTTTGGCTTTGTGCCAGCCTGTATGCTTGCTTTAAGACGGTCGTTAATCTTACCCATCAAGGTTACATCCTGCTCTTTGGTCTCGGTGTCGAACACTCCAACGCATGAAATCTCACAGGCTCCCAGCTTCTTCCAATTCTGGTCTTCCAGAATGTTTTCCAGCTCCATCTCTCCGGCGTACTTTGCCGTAATGGTTTGATTTTTCAGTTTGCCGTTCTGGTCGTAATTCGTTGCCTTTCCCAGAATTAAACGTAATTGGTACACTTTCATAATCTATTATGTATTAATGTTCATTTGTGGCTGCACTGGCATATCTGTCGGGATAACAGGTGTAACCGGTTTTGTTTCAATTATTTTAACCTTGTCAAGTAGTAACTGCCTCGCAACAGTTAATTTATTGCTCATCGTTACGTTTTCGCCAAAATATTCGTTGAAGAAAATGTTCAGCTCTCCAAATTCGGCTTCAAACGCGTCGATGTAATACTTGTAATTTAACCTCAGCTCTTTCATTTTCGGGTCAACAGTCATCGTAATAAACTGATCATCTGTCAATGTTGAGTAAGGCAGTAACTTATACAGCAACCCACTTCTTTCGAGTGCTGAAGGGTTGTTTTTATAGATTGAGTAATTTATCCGGCTGATTAAATTCTCTTTATCAATTGGATCAATAGCCTTAGCCAGCGAGTCACGTAACTCGAATTCGGTCTCTAAATAGAAGTCTGTACCTCGGTCAACGTAAACTGATTTGAACGATTTACCAAAAGCGATTTTCAGTAGTTTACCATCCAGGGAGGTTTGCAGCCTGGAAAGTTTACCGCTCAATTCAATCAATGTATTTTCGAGTGTCTGGTTTCCACGGGCTATCTGGTCCGCGTTCTTTGCCTGACCATTTGCCTGCTCGGTACCCTTGCCGACTAATTGGTATTTAATTTCGTCATACTTTTCGCTAATAAATTCATTTACCCAGGTCAATATTTCCGTCGGTGCATAGTGAAACTTAACAAAATTGGCGTTCATGTCGAATGGCTTTTCTCCATTGTCACCAATCTTTGGAACCGGGAGCCCGATAACAGTACCTGCCCGAATGATAGTTGAAGTGTTACAAACCGGACAGGGGACCAGACTATCTTTGTTTCCCAGTACTCCGTTTAATCCTGAAATGTACCCTCCAGAAGGGGTCGCAACGCAACGAGTGCCGTTCTCAAAAGTCTTTTCACATGGTTTGTTATTTTGCTTGTAGTGGGTTATAACAGGTATCATCCCGGATGGAATGAACATCTTAAACATCGTGTAATAGTTGATGTAATTCTCAAACTTCTCGATGTAGTTTGAAAAAATACTCTTCCGGACTGCAAATTTATCTGTATTAATCGGATCTGCTGAAATAAAGTCTGCCGGACATTCACCTAAATCGTGCGGGTTTTTTGACTCCTCGGTGTAAACCTCGTCTTTTTCGGTATAGACCGCAAAGAATTCATCGGTGTAAAAATAATAACGCTCTTCACCTGCCTTGTTAACTCCCTTGAAAACGATCCTTTTTATCGCTCCTGCCTTCGTAGGTTCAATTACCTTAACCTCCGAGATGTTTATCAGAAAACGATACGGGTCACGCTTGTTCTCAAAGTCGGTGATTACAATTGAATTGTGGCTGTTGATAAGTGCATCAAATATCACATCCTTGTAAAACGTGCCATACTTTGCGATCAACTTATCACAGGCTGGTTTATTTGCATTTGAGCTGAAGGAATAGTCATACCGGGCGTTGGTTGCGTCGAAAACCTTCTTGAGTTCAGGTACTATGTCATCTTGAATAAGCGAAGCGGTTGGAAGCGGGTTGCGCAAAAACTTCATAAAAGAATTGAAATTCTCCCTTCTCATCCAGCCATGAACCCAGTTTATGAAGGGATTTGTGGAGTCCCAAAGGTTGTCGACTACATCCGTGGAATTGGTAAATATATCTGTATCGAGATGGGTTTGGACGAAATAAGAAAGTTTCTTTTCATAAGCAATGGCCTCGCTTATTTCCTTTTTGAATTTACAATTGTCAATAAATTCTTTCACATGGTCGGATTTACTCTTGCAAATGTAAAAAGTTTTATTGAGAAACTATGTTTTACAACAGTTTTTTTATCAACCGCCACTAATTAGGTGTCTTTTCCAATATTTTCAGGCATGACGATCAATCTTTTTGCCATAATATACTCATCACCTCTTAAGACAGCCATTACAACCCTATGCCATCCGTCGCAAATATATCCAGTGTCATCTAAAATTACAGGATGATCGAGAGTACAGTTACTTACTCTTTTTGAATGATAAATAAAACTTTTAATTGTCATTTTGCCCCACGGCTCCACACTAATATCAATACCACACAATGGCATTTTGAATGGAATTAAATCTTTTGAAGCCTCAATCAATGAATTCACGCTATATTTAAACCCGCCTCGCGTGTAAACATTTTCGTGATAATTAAAATCATCTATACCTAATTTATCCATTTCATATATTTTAGCAATATATTAACATTTGGCGTTGTTTTTATGATGTGGCACTGTTATTTTTCCGTTAGTTAAAGGTAATATTTGAGTAATATTCATTCACATCAAATCGTTTTAACCATGAATTATACTCCTCGGTGAATGCCTGGTAAATAAAATCCTTCAAACAGTCGGTTAAATGCCCGTGCGGTTCGTAGCTGACTTTCGTTTTCGGGTCGGTTATTCTCTTTTTCAGAATCCCTCCGTCTTTGTCTGTCTTTGTTTCGATGTAATCTGAAATGGAAGCCTTACAGTTTTCACCTATCTCAATTTCTATACCCTTTACCATTCCATCAAATATCGAATTAACAAAGTCCCCTATCGAAGCAACAGGCGGGGCGTGTTTGTCCATTTTATCAACAGTTGTAAATCCGCTTGTTTGTATGGTTTCATTGACAATTTGATAGAACGACCTTTTGTTGTCATCAATATTATTTCGGCTTTTTGTTGATCTGTCACCGTATAAAAAAACTGGTTGAGTATACCCTATCAGATAGTTAGCTATTTTTTTCCCGGCCCTAAGTGCTGAGTTATCCGGGTCGATAGCTGGGAGTTCATCTATCTGCCTCACTATCCAATTACTTCCATTTTTGATCAACTGAAATACAGAAACTGCGATGTAGGGATAAACATTCGAGTCAATTGAAATATGAATAGTGGCGCTGTCATCTCTTTTTATTGGTTTAACGTGCTTTGAAAGTTCAAATGATCTTAAATATTCACCTCCTGTTTTTAGCTGAATATCCCAGTTCCCTTCAACAAACACCATGTATTCAAATATTGGAAGGTTGCTGAGGTTATCAATATACGCCTGTGGAAGATTTAACTTTCCATCTTTATCAACGTTATCAGTGATTTTTGCGGGAATGTATTTCCACCTCACAGGTAAAGAACCTATTTTCCATCTGTCATAGATCAACTCTTTTACCCATCCGTATGTCGGGTTGCACGTGGCTAATACAATAGGTTTTGGCTGATATTTTGCGCCTGTCAATATCCATGTGCCTGAACGTTCAAACGCCTTAAAAAAGGTCTGTTTCTGGCATTCGTTTATCTCTTCAAACAGAATTCCGTTAACCTCCAGTCCCTTCATCCAGTCCAAATCCTTATCTAAAGCGTAATTTTCTGACTTGAAAAGTATTACCGATCCATTTGGGTGTACATATTCATACGGGGATTGTCGAAGTTTTCCTGAAGGTTCCAGTTTTGTAAACGATGGAATTGTAGTGGTTCTGATCTTTTCTAAATCTTCACGAATTATGCACCACCGGCTTTTAGGGTAAATCTGACACAAAACAAGTAAGGCAGAAAGCCCCCAGACTGTTTTACCCCCCCTTATGGCTCCGCCGTATAAAATAAAATCGAACCGTTCTGATTCGACTGCCTGCATTGCCTCGGTTTGTTTTGCGGTTAATTCAATCATTGGATTAAATTTCTATTTCTTTATCACCCCACTTAATTACTGTCTTAATTTCTGTTTCAAGTTTTAACTCCCTCTTTTCAGGTAAATTGTAGCCCAGCATCTTGTTTATTGACTCAATTGCGGCCTGTTTGCTGAATAATTTCAACTTAACATATTCGACTTCTTTTGTCGTTTCATCGAAATTTATCGTTACTGTTTTGGTCTCTATTGATTCGATTGCAGATTTTTGATCATCGGTTAATGATTCAAACTCATGAAGGGTTATCCACGTATTATGAAGCGAAGCGATTGAAGTGTAGGCTATTTTTGTAAGCTCTAAGAGGTTTCTTAGTTTTGTTATACCCGCCTCTTTTTCTAAATTATCAACATTATTGATAAAATTAATGTACTGTTCTATCTTAGTATTTCTTAGTAAATTGTGCGCACTTACAGCCGCTGAATTATCATCCATTTCACCATACGCGGTCTTATAAGATTTTGTTTTATTCCATGCAATTATATAAGAATGGCAAAATATTCTTTGCTTTTCATTCAGTTCTTCCCTTAGCTCTTCAAGTGTGTATTGTTTAACCTCTTCACTCATAACTTTTTAATAAAATCAATTATGTCGTTTAGGCAACCTACGCTGAATTGAGTGTACTCTGTTGGAAGAAAACAGTACTGCCTCCATCCTGTAATCCATTTCACTTCGCCCAGTACAAAACCACTCTTTTTATTCAGGCAATTGAATTTTCTGGTTTTGCCTTTTGTTTCAACCTCTTCAAATGAGATGTACTTATATTCTGCCATACCAACAAAATTAAACAATATTTCAATATGTTACAACTATTATTTTTTAATCTGCTTTGGTGAAGTTCCTTTGAGCTTCCACAGTTCGTTCGGATTTGCGTATGAACCAAAATACTTAAGGCAGTTTTCATTATACACGTGTGCTGCCTCTCTTTCCTCTCTGAAGTATCCTAATGAGATTGTTTTTTTATCAACTGTAATTCTGGCCCTCCACTTATTTTTAATTTTATTAAACGATACGCCCTTGTATTTTGATTTGTTATTTGTTTGAGGATTAGCGTTTTGCTGATTCTGTTTATTATCGCATATTCTCAAATTATATCTTTGATTGTTAATACCGTTACCATAAAAATGATCAATTAATATTTTCGGATCACTTACGTTCATAATTAAACGGTGCATTTTTATATCCTTGCGTAATCCGTTTACCATAATACTCCTTGACGCATAAAACGTATTGTAATCTTTCACGGCACGCCACTTGAATTGATTTAGGTATTCATAATCTTCATCGTCGACTAATGCAACGTACTTACCTTTGTTTTTTTTGCTTTGTTGACTTAATAGAATTTCCTTCATAAAATCACACCCACCAATTACAAAGGCAGTCCGGTCTGTCAAAAAATTGACATTGGGCAATGTAACTGATGGGTGATTTATATTTTTCATGTTAACCGTACTGCATTACAAAGATACAAAAATAATTAACAATATACTAAGTTGGTTTAATTTTCTTTATTCCAGCCGTTTGTAATCAGATTATCTGTCTCTTTCAAAATATATTCCTCCCCATCCACGATTACAACCGATTCTGCACCCCGTTCAAAGCAAGCGGTGATTAGGGTACCTTTGTCGTTCAGGTGAACCTTTCCGGCTGCTATGCGTCGGTCTAAAGCGGTTCTGTAACTATCGATCATATCTCTGCGATTTTCTTAAATTCAATCCTGGTCGGTTGACCGGACATCTCTTTGTCTTTGATTCGGACAGATAGCTGATTAATCCCGGCCACTACTCTAACCTTGTCTTTTATCAATACTTTCGCGTCAACCTCGTGTTCAGCTGTAACCCAAAATTGAGCAGTAAAAACATAATCAACGGTTAGTCTAAAGTTTTTCATCCCTGCTTTATAATTAGTTTCAAAATTTTGACACAACTCTCAAGATTATAAATCACTTCCAGTTTGTCACTTTCTGAAAATTCGTTAAAACAAACAGCCTTGCCGTTTTCTTCAAATTCCAGCTTTTGGATCAACTTACTCGTGTTGATTATTATTTTCATCTCGATTTATTATTTCAGATTTAAACTCACGAATTATTTTCCAGTGTCCGGTAAGTTTGGCCCGGCTTACTGATCCTGTTGAAATTACCCGCTTTTCTGTCCCGTTGGTTATCTGGTAGATTGTGCCGGGTTCCAGGGGTCTATCTGTCGTGAAAGTAAGGGGTTGCTTAATCATTGTTCGCATATTTTACCGTAATAATCAAGCATCTCCCTGAGTGCAATCCTAAAACTACCAGAACATTTCCCACTCTCACAAAAATATTCCACACTTGACTTAAATGGTTGCTGTGTTAATATTTTAAGATTGGCATCGATAATCTCATCCAACATTGCATTATGTGCTTTTTGCAAAATATAATCAAGTGCTTCACTTTTCATCGTCTTTAATTTAAATGAATTGGTTCTTTATCTTTTGTCCAAAAAATAGGTTCTCCAATTTTCTGTGAACCACTATAAGGAATTGAGTGTTCACCTTCGTCGAGATAACATACAATTTCGCCATTCTCAATCCATCCATGACAAAGTATTGAAGGGTCTCGCATATCAAGGATTTTCCCGCATCCCTCACATTTTAGCTGATGTTCAATTGGAATCATAATAATCCTTCGGATTTTAAAAACTTCATTAACCCATCCGATAAATTACTTATTGGTACAGTAATCCAAGAATAGTGCATTGAATGATCATCAATCGTTGTTCCAAACTGAAGCAATGAAACTACTCCATTGCAAACCCTTACAGGACTTCCCTTGTAATCAATAGTTGTTACTCTCATCATCTTTATCTTTAGGGTCAATTAATATCCAAATCATTGTAAAAAATGCTGTCACCACTGCGACAACTCCGATAACACAAAGGGCAAAAATCAGGTTCATAGTTGTAAAGTTAATTAAATTTCTCATTAAGTTGTACCGTTCGAATTCTTTTCTTTCCTGAATATTTCAAATGAGCGTAAAGCAAATATCTCACATCTTTTTGAGCGTCAAAGAGTAAACCACGTTCAGCGTAATTGTAAGCCGTCAAATAAACCTCCCCGGCGTGCTGTGGTTTAATTTTAGCCGTTTCCCTTTGAAGTACGCTGGTTAAAACTTCTTTATTTCCAGTTCGATAATATGCGATTAAATCCCGGTCGGTTGATCTTTGTATTGCTTCCTGTGGTTTGAGTGTTTGCCCCTGCCGCGACCATACCCAGTAAAGGTTTTCCGGCCTTACATCGAAATAATCCTTTGACCTGAAAAATACCAGATTTCCGTTTTTAGGATTTGAAACCAACATTTTAGCGACTTCCTGATGATAAAGCACTGTTTTGCTATTCATCTTGAATTCCAAGTATCCACGGGAGCCAAGCCGCTTTTCAACCGGTTTAATCCCTTTGCGTGACTTTCGGTAAATCGTCCCATCTGGTTCGATCAAATATTCGTATCGGTAACCCTTTTCAATCAATTGCATAATTTTAAAAGCCTTCCACTCTTTCGCCGTCTGTTCCGGTTGTCAATCATTTGCGTAGGCATAGGGCCGAGAGCGTTTGAACAATCAGCAAAATGCGTGAATTAATAATGAAGAACGTACCCAGTTACCGGAGGGACTTGCCGTATGAGTTTATCGGACGATCAATTGCCCTGTTAGGATTCCAGCCCCTCGCCAGCCTCCTTATAATTGCAAAATAGTTTTTCATCAGCCCTTTTTCAGTGAGCAGCTCAGCAAGGAAATAGTTTTTTCCTGCGTAGGTAATTACCCGGTGATAATTCATTCGATAAATTTTAAAAGTTCATCTGGTTTAATAATCTCAACTCCTGAATGTTCCCAGTAATGAGTGTTTTCGGTTACCCACTTTTTCAGTGCTTCGACTGAAATATATTCATGATTCATTTGGCCAATTCCTTTTTTTGTCCATTGCGCCCATCCTGACATATCAGGGGTGTAAATCTTATTTGGTATACTCATGATTCGCTTATTATGTTATTAAGTTCTGAAACAATCAAGGAATATATGGCTTTTCTTCGTGAGCTTGTCTCTTCTCTTTGCCATTCTGAATTAATTTTATTAACATATTTATCCCTCAACTACTTCAGCTTTTGCAGCGTCTGGTCGTTGTCTCTGCACCATTTGGCACCTTCAATAAATTGAAGCGGATATTCAGCGTTCAAACTGGCTTCTTCTATTTGTAGTTCTGTCATTTCGTTTGATTTAGAAATTGTTTTAATGCTTCAAATGAAATAACTACATTTCCCTCTTCAGCATTCCATTTCGCTTGTTCTGCCCATTCCTCAATCTTTCCGCATTGCAGTTGTATTCCAAACTTACCACCCTGAAAAAATGATAATTGCTTTCCCATTACACCTGAGTGCTTTCTTGCGGCTTCTTCCAGTTTTTCAATTTGTTCCATTTTTAGTTTCATTCTGCTGTATTTTGATCGCACCAACTTTGGCACGCTTTATTTTGCCTTTCAACATCTGCTGTAAATTTCTCGCTGTGGATAGTCACACGTCCCCACTGAACGCTTATTACCGGATTGTTGTATCTTACCATCATTTCAGCTACAAACTCGTTAAAACAGTCCCTGCGGACTTTCGTGAATACCTTACATGATCCGGGAGCGTCCGGGTTGGGAATTCTGATTTGTCCATATTTGTCGGCGTGGTCGAAGGTTAAATCTGAAAGTTGTAGTTTGTAAAAATCCTCTTTTGAAAAGATTGAAAATCTTACATTCCCATCATCCGCAACAAGATAATCATTGAACCCTCCGACAGGTTTTAAATAGATTGATCCACTCTTAATTTTCACAACCTGAAAAAACGTTGCATGTCCAATATGATTTGTTTTTATATCGTAAACCTGATCGCCGACTTTTAACTCTGATAATTTTACTGGTTTCATAGTGTTTCGATTTGCTGTTTTGCCCAAACTTTGAACGCTTCAAACTTTTGTGAAATTACGTTTGCCGTTGCCATTGCATTAAGGTTTGAAAGTTCAGGAACTGCGATATTCAGGGAGTCAATCCATTTGGTCATCTTGATTTTGTCCGGAGCTTTGGATTCCTTTTCTTCTGCCTGTTTGCGTTCTTTTTCTTTGCGGTCGTATTCCTGTTGATATTTCAGTTCAGCGTCTTTTTTGGCCTGTAATTCAGCGGATAATTTAACCCTTTCAGATTCTGCCTTTTGATACTCTTCGATTTGTTTGGTCTCAATATCAATTTTTTTGAGACGTTCAGACTCTTCATATTCGCGTTCTAATTTGTACGCTACTTTCAGGTTTGCAAGTTCTTTTTGATATTCCGATTCTGAATGGTTCAACATCTTGGAATAATCCCGAATAAGTACAATATACGGCCTTAGTTCGGCATTTCTTCTCTCTCTGATTTCAGCTTCTTTTCTGGCTTTCTCTTCAATCTCTTTACGTTCCTGATCTGCTTTAGCCTGTTGTTCCTTTTGAAATAGTATCTCTGCTTCGATCCTTGCGGCCTGTTTTTTATTTTCCTCCTGTAACCTTACATTTTCCTGATTGATCCGTTTCTGTTCTGCTTCCTTTTTTAATTTGGCATTATTTAGGTTTTGTGTAAAAATAGCCCATCCCTGATCGTCCAGATGACCAAGATTGGCGTGTTTATCTTCCGGCAAAACATACGGCCATAAATCCATAATTGCCTCTTTGCGCTCTGCATATAATTGCAGGATTCTTCCCTGTTCAATTCTTTCGTCTTCTGCTTTTTGTTCGGCTTCGATCCAGTCATCATATGACTTTTCAGTACCTGTCAGGAAAATAGTAAACATCTCTTCACTCATGTTTTCAAACTCAAAGCGGTTCAATTCCGCAAATGGTTTAACCTTTTCGATCTGGTTTTGTGTGCGAAGTTCCTTTTGTTCGGCTTCGTACCGTTCGGCAAATTTAGCCTTGTACTCAAATGTGTTTTCAACATCTTTGAAAAGTAGCTGCATGGTCTGTTTTGCTTTCAACCATAATTTATCTTCAAGGTCGTATTCTGCCTTGATCTGTTGCACCTCATCGCGTTTTGCATCGAATATTTTCTCTGCTGCAAGTCTGGCAGTTTTTACGTTGCGCCTGCCTGCATCAGCCATTTGGATGCTCATTTTGTCGTTAATGTCCTTAACTACAATTGAGTCAGCTTGCTGTTTCCAGTCGGCTGTTCCCGTGAAAATTTGAGTTAGTACATTACTAACTTCTTTCTGTTTGTCGGCTGAAACCTTAACTGCCAACTCCTGAACTTCATTTGGTAAAATTACCACTACTGCGTTTTCTGTTTCCATTTTCCTATTAATTTTAAGGTTATTACTATCATTTTCAAATCTTCCTCACTCACCGCATCGTCAACCGTCAAGGCTGTCTGTATAGTCCCGTTTTCAACCCCGGCCAGGTTCTCGATTTCAGCCTGGTAGATACACTGCTGATGAAGGGGTTCGGCAAAATATAGGCGGATGAATTTTAGGTCTGTCATACTGGTTGATTTAGGGGAAGTGAAAAATTATATTGTTTACAATAGGTATTTTTGACCTGCTCAATTGATCTCTTATAATCATCGGTAGATTTCTGTAAGATGTCATTTTTAAGACGCTTCATTGCAATTGCTCTGGTATAAAAGTCTTCGTCAAAAACATTGACAGAGCATCCGGTAGACAACTCAATTGCACCAAACCATCCCTCTTCTTTATCGTGCATTAGGCAAAACTGATAACCATGAGCCTCAAATAAAGTTCCTTCGCTTTCTTTAATTCCCTCAGTTGTTGCGTGTTTAATTTTTATTTTCATCTTTTTACTGTTTATAAATATCCAAAATATCTTACACAATCCTTAACATACAACTTGCCGCACTTCATGGCCTTAATTTCAGACTCTTTGCATTTTTTCCAGTTAGCATCCGGGGCTGTGAATGATTGGCAGAAAACTACGTTTGTTGCTTCGTAATCGCGTTTTGTGAAGTTCTTGTTTTTAAAAGTTGTCATAATTCAATCATTTTAATGGCCTTTACTTCAAAACCTCTTTTTCTTAGTTCATCAACTAACTCCTTATCAGACAAATCAGACACCTCGGTTTTTTTTCTGTTAGTCTCAGATTTCTCCAATCTGTCAATATAACTTATGTGTGATTGGCTAAAATCGGATTGGTGGTTAATTCTCGGTCTTGACCCTTTCCTCTCTTTGGCATATAGTTTTACCTTCTTAATTACCTCCCCAATATTAAAATCAGATACAAGTAATCTTTTTGAATACTTATCAATTAATCCAATTCCGATAAGTGCAGAATTTAATTGAGTTGAGTAGCTCACTTTTCTGAGTTGTAACTCATGTGAGTTCATTGTAAAAACCCTCTCATGTTTTAAATCTTCCATTACTGATATCAAAGCCCTGTGAGATATTGCTCCATCTATCAGCGGATCGTAGTTTTTTGGTCTCATCTTGTCTTTTTTTAATTTTTGTACTGTAAATTTAGGGTTAAAAAACTGGGGAATCTATGACTTTTGTCATGTTTTGTTAAATAGGTGAAAATATTTTCAGAATGGATCATCTTCTCTTTTTACTGATTCAATTCGGTTAATTGGTTCAAAAAACTCCGATTCAATATCCCACATCCGGTTTATATTCCTGTCACAATTAACAGTAAAATCCATTGTTCCCGTGTTGCGGCCTTTACCGACGATTATACCAGCTTTACCCTTCATACTTTCCTCTGTTCCGTCTTCGCGCTTAACCCACATGATATTGTTTATTTCCGGTATCCATACCAAAATTACAAGGTCTGCAGCTTCTTTGATTTGACCAGACCCGCGAAGTCTGCCTGTGTTCGGGACGTGGCTTTCTGAGTTACTAAATTGAGATAACAGGATAACCACAATATTTAACTCCTTTGCGATGTTTTTAAAGATCCTTGCATTTTGTCCGATCTCCTCCTCCCGGCCCGCACTTGCGTCCCCTGAAACGAGTTGAAGATAATCTACCATCACAAGTTTAACCCCAAATTTCAGAACCATTTTACGGATCGAAGCGCAAATCTTTTGAACCGATGCCGTACTTTTGTCATCAAAGTAAATCGGCAACCCGGCCATTTTTGAGATATGTGAATTTATGTGAGTGATTGACTCCGGCCCTAATCTTTGGAATAGCATATCTTTTGCAGAAATTCCTGACTCAATCGAAATAATCCGGCTTACAAGTTGCACCCCTGACATCTCCAAGCTGTGAACGTCGCAAGGATAACCTTGTTTTGCGGCGTGTGTTACTATGTTTGTCGCTAACATTGTTTTACCGTGCGAACTCTCCCCTGCTATTACAACCAGGTCACCCGGCTGCATCCCGTGCGCGAACTGATCAAACTTCTTAAAACCCGTGGTTATTCCAGTGTGAGTAATTTTTGCGGTTGCGTTGCTTTGGATTGTTTCCGATATGCTTTCTGAAATTTCGGTAAACGATTTAACGCTTTCCATTTCATCGCCCAAAAGTTTCATGAAGATTTCCTGAGCTGATTCGATAATTTCCGAAAGGTCTATATTTTCATCATAGGCCCCTGATTGTAATTCTGACGACATCCGGATCATTTCCCGGCGAAGGTATTTATCCTTCAGTATTAAAATATGATGCGACAGGTGCGCAACGGTTGAAACCTGGTTTGTGAGTTGCGCTATATAAAGCGGCCCGCCAATCTCTTCTAAAATTCCATCATCTTTAATTTGCCTGCAAACCGTGAGTAAATCAATCTTCTTTTGCCCCTTTGACATTTTCTGAATAACCTCACAAATTTTCCGGTGTTGATCCTTGTAAAACATTTCAGGATTTACCGGGTTCATTAGATAAGCGTCCGCCTCCAACATAAAGGCTCCCAAAATTGCTTCTTCCACATCAACGGCCTGTGGTGGTACTTTGCCGTATTGTTCCAGATTAATTATCGGACGCTCTTTAATTCGTTTCATTTTTCAAATCTTACTTCTATTGTTTGGTTTTGTGGCTGCGATCCGTTCTTTTCTTGTTTCAAAGGAAATAAACCAGCGTAATTATTTGCCATTGATTCCTCGATTATTTGAACGGCCCTTATTAAATTATTTCCCGAAAGTTTCAGAAGTTTTTTATATGCCAGTGAAGTTGACTGTTTATCCTTGTATGATTCACCGCGTAATCTTTTGAATTGTAACCAGTTTTTAAAAGGCTCTTTGAATTCTGGTAAAATATCAATTTCTTTAATCAACTCCTCTTCTTTATTCTTTACTTCTTTACTTCTTAATTTCTTAACTTCTTTAGTTGTTGTTATCTGTGTGTTATCTGTCTGTTGTTTGAATGTTATCTGTGTGTTATCTGTCTGTTGATCGGTCTGGTAATCGTCATAATTGCAAACTGTTAACCGTGTTGTTTTTGGTAGACCTTCCGTGTGAATCATTGAATCACTTTTTAATAGTTCGAAAAATGTACGGACCTTCTGAATTGTCCAGTTTTTACCAAATAATTTGGCCCAACTTAATAAACTCAAAAGGCTCTGGCTTCGTTTACACTCGATCAATTCACCGTGAATAAGTACTTTTTTATCTTCGTAATTTACTGTAATTAAAATACAAATCCATGCTTTTACATAGTCTGAATTTTTATAAATCCAGTGTTGAGCTATTTTCCGATGTAATTTAATCCAACCTTCCATTTAGATATATTTTGAAAGTCTTTTTAGTTCTTTGATTAACTCACTAACATCATCTGGTTCTAATTGTATCACCCTAAAATCTTCATCAGATTTATCGGTAAGCGTTATGATAATGTTTCCTTTTGAATTAATGTAGATTTCTAACCTATTTTCATTATCTTCAATGGTTAATACTTTTGAATTCATAATTTACATTGTTAAAATTTATTTAAAAAAAATATCACAAGGGACATCCAAGTCTCTTTAAAATAATCACGTCTTTGACTGAAAAAAAGTTGTCTGCTATTTTTTGACTTACCGCCTGCCTGGTAACCTCAAATTGATCGGCTAACCATTGCTGGGTTTTATTCTCCCGGTGCAACCAGACTAAAACCTTTTCGGACGTTTTAATTAGTATCAGTTCTGCCATAATTTACAAAGTTACAATTTCGTTCAAAAAATACCACTGCTTCGGGTGAGTGGTTAACCTTTCAAAGATATGAATAGTTTTTTAATAATCAAAATGTTTCAAAGTAAAAATTTCCTGAAAACGGTTTATTCTCTGTAATCCCAAAATATCCGGCAATCTTCAATAGATAATCTTTTCGCTTTTGTCCATTTTCGGTACGTGGATTTTTAGGAATTTGTTTCAAACGTTCGTGTAATCCGCCTAAATACCACGTCCTGAATAATTCTAAAAACATTGAACCCTTGTAGTGATTGATTGTTTTCTGAACCGGGAACATATTATTAATATTGTGTTCTTTTTCGAATAGAACCGTATTTGTCCACCAATTTCTTACAATAGGATTAACATGGTCTATCTGCCAGTCTGGTTCTAATTCAGTCCCAGAATAGGCACATCTTCCGCCAAATTTCAGCCTTATAATCTCCCTATCTTTTTTAGATACGTACATTTTTAATAATTAATAAATTCCAGATATTTATTTCTCACCGATTCCTTTTTTAATTTGATCATCCAAGCCTTGAGGCATTGAGATACAAACGACGGAGAAACGCTCAGGAAGTCAGCTACTTTCTTTTGTGAAAAGTGTAGGTTACGAACTGCGATGAATGAATACAAACATCTTGCCCTTGCTGCTGGCTGCCTCTTGCCCTCTTCAAAAAAGTCGCCATCTTCAATCTTATAGAATTCACAAATCTTCTTAATCAGGGCATAGCCTCGATTGTCGTGATACCTGACCCGCTGACGAATATCCGAACGGTCGCCAGTGTCTATGTGATACTGACAGACGGGGCAAAATTTATCTTCACAATGAGAGCCGCAAATAGTACAATTATTCATCAGGGTATTGTATTGCGTACTGCAATTTATAGTTCCTAAACCTTAAAATTGACGCATTGTAATAATCAAC